TTGGTGCTTTAGTTTTCTTTTTTTTCATGCCTTTCATACTTTTTTCCTATTTACCCATACACTTTTTCATGTAATTGGCGTACCTTTTCAACAGCTTCTGCATGTTTAGGATCTGTAGCATTATGATAAGCGTGTTTTTTATCAGCATAAACAGCTTCTATTTCTGCTTTAGCATCTAATGGCGATACCGCTAAACTATTGTTTTGTGTATTTTGTGCCATATCTTCTGTTACTTCTTTTCCTAAACGAGCAAATAATTTAACAACCGCAGGATTATTCCCCGCTTCTGTGTTCATTAATTCTGCTATTTCAGGATCTCCATAAACTTGTAATGCTCTTTGTGCTGCTCTAAAATTTCTATCATAATCTAAACCCCATTCTTGTTTTAATACTGCTTCTGTTTCTTCTTTTCCAAGCGCTAGACGACTACCTTGATTATTCATATCAGCTTCAATAGATTTTAATTGAAATTCAATTAATGCGTTTGCCTGGTCATTATTTAAACCAATTTGATGCGCAACATTTTTAAACTCATTCATATTTGCTTCTGGGAAAAATTGATTATGTTCTTTTGGAATATTTAATTCATATTTGTCAGCAGATTCAGGTCTGCCTAATTTTGAATATAATTCTGCTTTTTCTTCATCAGTTTTAGGAATAGGTATTCTATTTCCCATCATCTTTTGTTGATGAATTAAAGTTTTTGCTGCTGATTCTACATCATTAATATTTTGTAATGTTGAATCATTTTTAAGTTCTTCTGGTAAGCCTGATCTCCAATCTTGATTATCACTTTCACTAGATCCAAGTACGGTACTTTCTTCAACTGGATTGTCTTGCTCTGTGGTCATATTTTCTTCAGCCATTATTATCCTCCATAAAGTTTAAGATACGAATTAATACAGATCGTTGACCTTCTCTGTATGCTGTTTCATAAGGATCATTTTTTATAAATGAACCTCTATGATAATACGCTAATTTTAAATCAGCGATTACTAATTTGCCTTCTTCGGTATCAAATGTAATTTGATATAATTTTTTAAACTCTTTTAAATCTTTTTCGAAATCATTATCCATAAATTATTGGCTCATAGCTTCTTCAACCATTTCTTCTCCACCTAATTCTTCTATAGCACCAGAAACCATTTCTTGTACTTGTGGATCTGCCATATTAGAAGCAGCTTCGCCTTGCGTTTTCTGTATTTCACTTTGTTGTTGTTGCATAGCCATTTGTTGTTGCATTTGCTGTTGTTCGGCTCGTTGTTGTCGTATATCGTCAACCGTATCTTGACCACGCAAAATAGTTTTTGGGACACCTAATAAAGTAGCTCTTGCTCTCATAGCAACATCATGATCTATAAGATCCATAATAGATGGATCTGCTTGTGCTACACCAAAAACTAATTCATATAATCTGTCTATAGCGGTTACTTCTTCCATGCGTTGAGAACGAGCTAATGGGCCAACATATTCAATATCTATTTCTGCTTCAGTTAACATTTCTGGTCTTTCTAACAAAGCATTATTTCTTAACATAATACCAAATATTCTTTCAATTAATGGATTTAAAAATTCACTTTGAAAACGACCTAATGTTGGGCCAAGTAATCTTTGCATTAATTCATATCTTACCTGTACTTCAGTAGCTGTCATTTGTGGCCCTTCTTGAAGTTGTAATTGATCTGAATAATAGGCTTGTCGTATAGCAGTTCTTAATTGATTTTCTTTCATATCAGTTATTTGCCAATTAGAACCAATTTGCAATGGTTTAACAGCACCATCATTTCTAACAACAGAAATACCTCCAGGTGTCATTCTTACACGACCTATAACCCCATCATCTTGTACTAATAATGGAGGATCAATAGCTTTTGCCCAAGCCTTTAATCCAATTTCTACTGCTTTGTTTACCGTTTTAATATCGGGTAACGCATTATAACTTGGAGATCTGCCAAATATTTCTCCTGTTGCTTTACTCCATCTTGGTACTAAATAAGGAAATTCATTATAACCACCCACTCTTACTTTCATTTTATCTTCCATACAAACATGGCATGAATGAAATGGTAATTTTGTTGCTGATTTACCTGTTGCTCTTTCGTAATCTTCAGTTGGTTCTACAGCATGAATAAAATTAAATGTTTTATCTGGTTTTTCTTTTGCTGCTTCTAAAACTTTTTCACCAACATTATCTTCACCAAATTCTTGTACCGCTTGTCTTGCAGTTAATTTATATTTTCGATATAAAGTATCAACTTGTCCGTTAATATTTTCGGCAATAAAATATTCTTTAATATGTAGTGCGTTAAAATGAACTCCTTCTTCATTAA